ATGAAATATCTCGTAAATACCGGGACCGTGCTGCGCTTTTCCGATGGTTCGCAGGTAGAACTTACCCCCGGCGTGCACAGCTTCGATAAGCACGTTACTGAGCACTGGGCGTTTGGTGCGCATGCGCAGGCCATCAGCGAAGATGAGCTAAAGCAAAGCCAGAGCGACGAAGACCTCGCGCTTAAGGTCTCCGGGCTGGAGACCACCATCACCGGCCTGCAACAGCAGCTGGATGAAAAGACCACCACCATCGACGATCAGCTGAAGCAAATCGAAGAGAAAGACGGCACCATCACCGGCCTGCAACAGCAGCTGGATGAGCTGACTGAGAAGCTTGCATCACAGGAGGCTGGCAATGCCAAAAAACAGCCTTCTGCCAACAAGTGATCAGTTCCGCACCGACTTCCCTGAGTTCGCCAACACCACCCGCTATCCAGACGCCTCCGTAAATTTTTACCTCGGACAGGCTGACGCCATCCTCAACCAGGACATTCACGGCGACCAGTTCGTTTACCTGGCTGAGCTGTTCACAGCGCATTACGTTGAGCTGCGCGGTCGAGCGCTGGCTGGCGTATCGGGCGGCTTTGTCAGTAGCGGCGGTAGCGGTGTGGCATCGTCGAAGTCTGTCGATAAGGTCAGCGTCAGCTATGACAATTCGGGCACCATCAACCCCGACGCCGGGTTCTGGAATAAAACCGGGTACGGGCAGGAGTTCTTCTGGTGGTGGTCTATGTTCGGTGCTGGCGGGCGGCAACTGCTATGAGCGGCGTGAAGGTCAGGGCGGACAATGCCACCTCGGTGCTGGCTGGTCTGGACAGGCTGTCCCGGATGGATGTGCTGGTGGGTATCCCTGAATCCAACGCGGTGCGTGAAGACAGGGAAGAGCTCAACAACGCTGAGATCGCCTATCTGCAATCCACCGGGGCAACGGTCCGGCTCGGTGGGCAGGAGGTGACCTTGCCGCCGCGCCCGTTCCTGGACATCGGTATTGAGGATTCGTCAAAGATCACTTCTGAGCATCTCGGCACGGCAGCCGGCCTTGCATTGGATGGCAATTTCTCTGGTGCTGAGCGCGAGTTTACTAACGCAGGGCAACTGGCATCGGATGCCGCGAAGCGCGTTATTACCGACGGGGACCGGCTGGAGCCCGTATCCGAGCTCACTATCCAGAGACGGCGGGGACGCGGGTTCACAGGCATTAAGCCGCTGTATGACCACGGCTACCTGCTTCGCTCGATCACATTTGTTGTGAGAGGTAAAAAATAATGCCTTTTCTCGATGTAACCGATGTGTTGTCGGATCCAGATTTCTGCGATTACACGCTGGTCTGTATCCGTAACCACCAGGCGAAAGATGCTGACGGCTTCGTGACCAATACGCCGGAGGATATACCGTTCAACGGCGTGGTTACCGTCGACCGCTCGCTGGAAGCCCGGCGCATGGCGGCAGGGCAGGTTATTGACGGCGCAATCCTGGTGATTACCACCTTCCGCTTAACGCAGGGCCAGCCCGGGCAGGATGCCGACGTGGTGCTCTACAACGGGCGGCATTACCGCGTAACTTTTGTGGATCCGTACACCTCATACGGCGCCGGGTTCGTTCAGGCCCACTGTGAGCTGGTGGAGTTTAACGGGGGTGCTCCAGTTGAATGACACCACGCAACCGGGTTACCTGACGCCAGTCAGCCCGGCGCCGCAGTATGACCAAGCGCTTGAGCGCGAGCTCAGCCGGTGGATACGTGGTGTATCTGGTCTGCCGGATGGCATGGCCATACCACGCTTCACCGACCCTCAGCCAGCGATCCCGGTGCTGGGCACCAACTGGTGCGGGTTTGGTATCACAGACTTCCAGGACACAGCCAACCCGGCATCCGTAACCAAAGACGACGACACCGACTACCAGTGGCAATTCGAATCGCTGGTGGTGCTCTGCTGTTTCTACGGACCTGCAGGCCAGGCTTACGCCAAAACGTTTCGTAACGGTCTGTTCGTGTCCCAGAACAATGCTGAACTAAATCGCGTCGGCCTCACGCTCGGCGAGGTGGGCCGAATCATCCCGGCACCGGAGCTCGTCAACAACCAGTGGCAGCGCCGCTACGACCTGTCCGTGACGCTACGGCGCAAGACGGTACGCGAGTACGGCATCAAATCCATCCTCTCTGCTCCAGTACAATTTTTCGGAGATTAAATCATGCCTAACGGCTTATCTGTATCACGCGTCGTTCGCGTGCAGGTCGCGCTCGCCGTTCGCGCGGCGGCCGGGCGTAACTTCGGCGCGCTGCTGGTTCTCGGCACCGCCGACGTAATCACTGCCCCAGAAGTGATGCGCCTTTACCAGGATATCGAAAGTGTCGCCACTGACTTTGGCACTACCGCTGAAGAGTACAAGGCGGCAAACCTTTACTTCCAGCAGTCGCCGCAGCCCCGCGATCTGTATATCGGCAAACTGGAACGCGCCTCCAGCCCGGCAACGGCCGGCAAGCTCACTGGTGCTGTACTGACCTCTGCAGAGCAGGCGATAGCAAACTTTACCGCGATCGACGATGGTGCGATTAAGATCTCGGTGGACGGCACTGTTAAAACCGTAACGGGTATCGACCTGTCAGCGGTGACCGATCTGGCCGGAGTAGCGACCGCCGTCACTGCGAAACTTACCGGTACCACCGTTTCCTACGTGGCCGGCTCGAATCAGTTTGTGGTGACATCTTCCACTACCGGGGCCTCCTCGGCGATCGGTATTCCTGTTGCTGCCGGCACAGGCACTGACCTGGCGCCGCTGCTGGGCATTGACTCAGCGCATAACCCCACCGTGTCAAACGGCCAGGATGCCTCATCCTCAGTGCTGCCGTCGGTGAATACAGCGCTGAACTACTCAGCCGACTGGTATGGACTGGTTATCGCCGATACTGCAATGACGGACCAGGACCATATCGATGTATCTGCCCTGATCGGCTCTGCGAGCGATTCCCGGGTGTACGGTGTGACAACTGCGGCGACCGAGGTCCTGGACTCAACCAGCACCACGGATATTGCCTACAGGCTGAAAGCTGCTGGTTATGGCCGTACGTTTTGCCAGTACAGCCAGGTGCCATATGCGGCAGCTTCCGCCTTCGGTCGCGCGTTCACCGTAAATTTCCTGGGTAACAACACCACCATCACCCTGAAATTCAAGCAGGAGCCGGGCATCACTGCCGAAACGATCACCGCGCAGCAGGCCGACACGCTCAAGGCAAAAAACTGCAACGTGTTTGTGCGCTACGCCAACGATACCGCCATCATCCAGGAAGGCGTGATGTCGAACGGCGACTTCTTCGACGAGCGCCACGGTCTCGACTGGCTGCAGAACTACGTCCAGAACAACCTCTGGAACCTGCTTTACACCTCAACCACCAAAATCCCGCAGACCGAAGCGGGCGTGACGCGCCTGGTGACCAATGTCGAACAGTCTATGGACCAGTCTGTAAACAACGGTCTGGTGGCACCGGGGATCTGGAACGGCGGTGACGTCGGACAGCTGACATCAGGCGATATGCTGACCAAAGGCTATTACGTTTATGCGAACCCGCTCAACGCCCAGGCGCAGGCAGATCGTGAAGCGCGTAAGGCGCCGGTGATTCAGGTAGCAACCAAACTGGCGGGGGCTATCCACTTCGCTGATGTATTAATCGACGTGGTGCGCTAAGGGGGCACTGAATGAGCACTTATTCTTTTCTGGATATCACGGGGTCAATGACTGGCCCCACCGGGGTGATTGACCTCGGCGCCGGTTCTGCCAACTCAGAAGAGGGCATCACCGTCGCCATGGTTGAAAATAAAAACACCATGACGATCGGCGCTGACGGTGAGGGCATGCACTCCCTGCACGCCGGCAAGGCTGGAACGGTAACCGTTAACCTCCTGAAAACCTCGCCGGTAAACAAAAAGCTGTCCCTGGCCTACAACGCACAAAGTCAGTCTTCCGCGCTGTGGGGCAATAACGTCTTTGTGTTCCGCAACACTGCATCTGGCGACATCATGACCGCGCGCGGCGGCGCCTTTCAGAAGCACCCCGACTGGCAGAACGCCAAAGAGGGCGGGACGGTGGCCTGGGTGTTCGACTGCATCAAAATCGACCCGTTCCTGGGGGAGTATTAATTCATGGAAATTACTATCAAGGATCAGCAGTACCGTATCGCTAAGTTAAGCGTTTTCGAACAGCTAAAGGTATCCCGCAAGCTGCTGCCGGTTCTGGCGGGTCTGGTTTCTGACTTCCGTAACATCCAGACGAAGCTGAATGCCAAAGACACCGAAGGCGCGATGGAAAGTATTCTGCCGAAGATCGCTGGCGCCGTTTCCGGCCTCAGTGATGACGACGTGAATGCGATCCTTTTTCCCTGCCTGCAGGTGGTAGCGCGCAAGCATATGAGCGCCTGGGTGCCGGTGTGCCAGCAGGGCACCATGGCCTTTGATGATATCGACCTGTTCGTGATGCTGCAGCTTGTGGCGCGGGTGGTCGCCGATTCGCTGGGAAATTTTTTGCAAGGACTCCCTACCAGCGAGACGAACACCCCGCCAGCGGAATAACCTTCAATACGATGCCGGGCGGGGAAGACTACATCCTGCGTCCGGCGCTCGCTTTTAACCTCGATCAGAAAGACCTCGACAGCGGTGCAGTGGACCTGTGCCGCATCGCGCTGCTTAACGATTACCTCGATATGCGTGACGATAACGACGCGCTTGTAGCCAAATGGAGAGCCCAGAATAATGGCTGATACTATCCGTGATTACCTGGTCTCTCTGGGGTTCGACATTGATGGCGCCGGCCAGGCGAAATTTGAAGCCACGCTCAAAGGTGTGGCTGCAAACGTCGTAAAACTGGGGGCCGTGGTTGAGTCAACGGGGCTGGCCATCGTGGGCCTCACTGCCTCGATCGCCAGCGGCCTGGATAAACTCTACTGGGCCGCGGAACGCACCGGGGCATCGGTCAACGGCATCAAGGCACTTGGCTACGCTGCCTCACAAACCGGCTCCAGCGCCGAGGCTGCCCAGAACTCACTGGAGAGCCTGGCACGCTTCATGCGCAGCAATCCCGGAGCCGAAGGCTTCCTGAACCGCCTTGGGGTGCAGACCCGGGACGCTTCCGGACAGATGCGTGACATGTCGGCTATCTTCACCGGCGTCGGCCAGCGCCTCAGCACCATGCCCTATTATCGTGCCAACCAGTTCGCGCAGATGCTGGGCATTGACGAAAACACGCTGATGGCAATGCGGCGCGGAATGTCCGGCTTCACGGCTGAATACCAGTCGATGATGCAGAAGACAGGCTTTGATGCTGACAAGGCCGCGCAGCAGTCCAACAAGTTCATGACCTCCATGCGCAACTTCGTTTCGCTACTGGGGATCCTGCGCGATAAGGTTGGCTCGAATCTGGCCGGCGGCCTGAGCGGCACGCTGAACAATCTCAGCAAGCAGATGCTGGAGAACTGGCCGAAGATAGAGAGCGTGGTCACGAAGATAGTGAAGGGGGTGCTCTTTGCTGCTGATGTCATTACCCAGATGGCGTGGCGCGTCTCGCAGGCGGTAGGTGGCCTGATTGAGTGGTTCAAAAAACTGCCGCCCGATATACAGCAGCTGATCATGCTTGTGTCCGGGCTGGTCTCGGCTTGGCAGTTGCTTAACACTGAGTTCCTCAAATCGCCGATAGGTATCGTAATCGCGCTAGGCTCGGCGCTGTTCGCGCTATACGACGACTACAAAACCTGGAAAGAAGGCGGTCAAAGCCTGCTGCCCTGGGATAAATGGGAGCCAGAAATAGAGGCTGCCCTGAAATCGCTGGCCGAGCTGCGGGATTCCGTGAAGGCGATAGGAGTTGAAATCGCTAAGCTGCTCAATATCAACCTCAAAAACTGGACCCTTAAAGGCGACATCGAAAATCTTACCCGGCAGTTCGGTGAGTTTGGCAAGATGATCAAGATGATTGGCGATCTGATTAACGCCATCAACGAGGGCCGGTGGTCTGATGCTTATGCGATCGGCAAGAACCTGCTGGCGCAGGGAAGAGATAATCCCGATGCTTTGCCGGCTGTTTCGGATAGCGCGAATAATACCGCCGAGTGGATTAAGAGCCGGACTGGTTTTGATCCGCGAAGCATTGGCAGATGGTTTACTGGTGAGGAAGACCCAGATCAGCACGCTCAATCAGCTTTGCCTCGTGGCATCAGAAATAACAACCCAGGCAACCTCGATTTCAAAGGGCAGGAAGGCGCCCAGTTAGAGAGGGCAGGAGGGCGATTTGCCAAATTTGGCTCTGCATTTGATGGGCTGAAAGCAATGGCACGGCAGTTGATGCGTTACTTTGAAGGCAAAACAACGGGCAAGCCTTTGCAGACACTAAGTGAAATCATCTCAACCTGGGCACCAGATAGTGAAAACAACACTGAGGCGTATATTTCGCAGCTCTCTAAATTACTCGGTGTCGCGCCAGATACCGCACTGAACCTGAAAGATCCTCAGGTGCTGTCATCACTCATGAATGGGATTATCCACCATGAAAACGGACGCAACCCATATCCAAGCGAACTGGTAACTATGGCTGCTGGAGTGGGGGCTGGCGCACCAGCTCAGATTAGCCAGGAAACGAACATCAACATTTACGGCGCGAGCGACCCGGCATCCACTGGCCGGGAGGTTGCCGATCGTCAATCCGGCGTTAACTCCCGTCTCACTCAGCAGCTACAACCGAGGGTCTACTGATGGATATTTTGTCGGCCATCTTCCGGCTGCAGTCTCGGAAAATAGGTATTTTTGTGCCTGACGTGGTGGTATCGGAGAAGCATGTTGATGCTCTGGAAATTACTGAACATCCGGTGGAGTTTGGCGCCGCTATAAACGACCACGCCTATAAGCGCGCCAGTGAGGTCACTATGGAGTGCGGATTTGCCGGCGGCGGGTCGGTACTCGACCTGGTGAATCTGTCCAGCATAGGCTTGCGGGTTGGCGAGAGCCCGAGGGAGATTTATCAGCAGTTGCTGGAGTTGCAACAATCCCGGGTGCCGTTTGATGTTGTCACCGGCAAGCGCACCTACAGCAATATGCTGATACGCGCTATCGAGGTCACCACGGACCGGACCAGCGAAAATGTGCTGTCATGCGTTCTGACGCTCCGGGAAGTGATCATGTCTGATACGCAGAGCATCACTGTTACGGATAAGGCCAACATGCAGGAAGGGGTCAGCACTGCGCCAGTACAAAATACAGGGATGAAATCTCTGGTGCCGACCAGCAGTTCATCTGTAATTCAGAAAATAGCTGATTTTGCGAGGGGACCATGAGCGTTAATGAGATACCTATGATTCCCGATAACCAGGAGTTTCGCATCACCCTGGGCGACGTAAGCTATACGCTCCGCGTGCTGTGGCGCGATGATGCCGGCTGGATAATGGACGTGATGGATAGCGGCGCGCAACCTCTGTTAATGGGTGTTCCTTTGGTGCCGGGAGTTAACCTTTTGGCTCAGTATCCGGATCTGGGGATATCTGGCGCGCTGGTGGTTATGACAGACAACGGCGCCCCTGAATACCCGACGAAAACAAACCTTGGTGCCTCGAGCCATCTTTATTTTGTTCAGGAATAGCGCATGACTATTAACTGGAATCGCCATTTTGAACTGCGGCTTCTGAACGACAAGGGGAACGGAATATCCCTGTCGGACTTTAAAGTTACCTTCGCAATCGACTGGTTTAACTCGATGTGGCCACGTGTGGCGACGCTTAAAATTTACAACCTCAAGCGTGACACAATCACCCGGATTACGGGGGATGAGTTTTCTCGCATTACCATCATAGCCGGGTATAACGGCCTGGCGCCGACGGTTACCGAAAGTGAGGTTGGGCAGGTTACCGAGATTTCATCTGAGCAAACCGGCCAGACGCGCGGGCAGAATTACGGGGTTATTTTTGATGGAGAGATCCGTTTTACGATAACCGGGCGCGATAATCCTACCGATATTTTTACGCTAATTCAGTCGGTGGATGGCCATAAGGCGTTCAATGAAGCCGTATCGTCCGGTAGCCTGGCGGCAGGATATAAGCTTGCCGACGTGCATTCACTTCTGATGAAGGACTTTTCGCCTTACGGCATCACCCAGGGCATCACCGTGCAGTTTCCTGACCGTGTCATGCCACGTGGTCGCGTCTTCTTCGGCGCAACGCGCGACTACATGAGCAACCTGGCGGCGCAGTGCGAGGCTAACTGGCAATTTGTCGACGGCCAGCTGCAAATGGTGCCTGAGAATAAATACCTTCATGAAGCGAGCGTGCTCAGTAGTGAAACGGGACTGGTCGGCATGCCCCAGCAAACCATGGGCGCCGGCGTCAATGTTCGCTGTCTCATCAACCCAAACATCCGTGTGAATGGCCTGATCCAGCTGGACCAGGCATCAGTCTATCGTTCGCAGCTGCCCAACGACGAAATTCAAAGATCACAGTCAAGGATCACAGAGTCGAGCAATGATGGTAACCTTTCCCTTGGCGGCACTATTGCGCAGCCCGCCAGTGTGGCAACTGATGGCGTTTACATAGTTCAGTCAATCAGCTACACCGGTGATACGAGGGGAAATCCATGGTATATGGACCTCATGTGTATGGCGCGCGGGGCGAAGGATTTATTATCGAGCTCTGCAATCGCAAGGGGAGTTCCAGGTGGCGGTTAACATTAGGATGTTAGGTATCTTGGTGCTACTGGCTGCAGGCATTAGTCATGCCTCGGGGTTAAAGTGTGGTAAATGGCTAGTTGATGCCAACGAGTCAGGCGAAACGACAATAAACGGGGTGGTGACCAGCACTCAAAAAGTTACTTTTTTGAAGGCGAAAGGCGACTATTCCAACATGAAGCTTGAGATGGTTTTGTCCCCTGCCCCTGATGGGTATGCATATGGCTATGAACTGATTAAGCGTGACGGCAAGGCTTTTTTGAATGTTGAAGCGCTTAGGGCAAATATGAACGCTCCGCGAGTTTTTGGGACTTATAACTGTAGTGCTAATGGGTAACTATCATGAAAGGACTGCTTGTTTTTATCATCCTGGCTTCATTTTCATGTACGGCTGGAACGTTGGCTGACTTCTTCAAAAAACATCCCGATCTGGATGAAAACTTCCCGGTTCATGTGGCTATATCAAAAGCATCAAGATTTGAAGCTGCAGGCTTCGCAAGAAGAGAAGGTGGGGACGAAAAACATCTCATGGAAACCCAAGGTGATAAGTTTGCCTTGCTCGGATTCAGGAGAGTGAAAACCGCCTGCGGTTATGAGGAGTCGGCAAAAGTTTTGGGATTAACCAAGGATGACTGCCAGTTAGTACTTAAAAAAGACATATAAAATCACCTTTTCACGCAAACCCGCTACGGCGGGTTTTTTATTGCCTGGAGAAAACTATGCCAGTATCAGCCCGCGCGCAGGACGGCAACGAATCGCAGACCCTTGAGGCGCATCGCCACGCCATTTTCGGCAGCTTGCGCGTGGCTTTGCCGGGGATCATCCAGTCCTTTGACCCTGAAACAGTGACATGCACCGTGCAGCCGGCCATCTATGGTCAGCGGCTCGGCGACGATGGTGCTCTGGTTTCTGAGGAGATACCGATCCTGCCAGACGTTCCGGTGGTGTTTCCCCGCGGCGGCGGCTGCACTTTAACTTTCCCGGTAAAGTCCGGTGACGAATGCCTCCTGGTCTTCTCGGATCGCTGCATCGACTTCTGGTGGCAGAGCGGCGGGGTACAGGAACCGGTTGACCCGCGCCAGCATGACCTGAGTGATGCGTTTGCCATAGTGGGGCCGCAGTCGCAGGCAAAGAAAATCAGCGGCATCAGTACCAGTGCGGTTGAACTGCGCAGCGACGACGGTGGTACCAGGTTGAGTCTTAATCCTTCAACCGGAGCGATAACGGGAACTGCGCCGGGAGGTTTTAACCTCAACGGTTTGAAAATTCTGCCTGACGGCCGCCTGCAGCTGGTGGATGGCTCAATGGTTGATAAGCATACGCATGGCGGCGTGGAAAGCGGCGGCAGCAATACGAAACCACTGGGGGGGTAATTATGCGATACCGACGCGAAGACGAAGACGGAGACTACACCTTCGGCCAGGGCGATGATACTTTCCTGATCAACTCCCCTGAGTGCGTGGCCCAGGCCGTAAAAACTCGCTTTGAACTGTGGAAGGGCCAGTGGTTTCTGGACACGACCGCGGGCACACCCTATATCCAGTCTGTTCTGGGAAAGCAAAGGCCTGAGGTTTATAACCTTGCGATCAGGGATCGCATCAGCACCACGCCTGGCGTTCTGTCCATCCTGGCCTTTGATACCGTGAATGAAAGCACGACACGCCGGGTTACGTTCACAGCCACCATAAACACTATCTACGGACAAACCACCCTTACCAGCGAGGCATAAATGGCCCTCAATTTGGACACGCTCGGCTTATCGGCAACGGTAACCGCTGAGGGGATCAGCGCGCCTGATTACCAGACAATACTGGACACCCTGACCAACTACTTTAAACAGATATATGGCAGCGATGCTTATCTGAATCCTGACAGCAAAGACGGGCAGATGGTTGCTCTGGTGGCCCTGGCTATTCACGATGCTAATAACACGGCCATTGCTGTTTACAACAGCTTTTCGCCCGCCACCGGTTATGGCGCAGGGCTGAGCAAGAACGTAAAAATAAACGGTATCAAAAGGAGAACGGCTACCAACTCAACGGTTGATTTATTGCTTAGCGGCGCGGCCGGGACGACCATTTCAAATGGTTCCGTCAGGGATAAGAATGGCCTGGTCTGGAACATGCCGGCCTCAGTGGTAATTGGTTTAGACGGGACGGCGACGGTCACTGCCACCTGCTCAAATAGCGGCGCAGTGGCCGCGCTGTCCGGAACGGTCACGACCATTAACACACCGACGCGCGGCTGGACTTCGGTAACTAACCCGGCGGCGGCCACCGTCGGCTCCCCGGCGGAAACCGATGCAGAGTTGCGTACCCGGCAGGGGCAGAGCGTCGCGCTACCCTCCATCACGCCGTTTGAAGGCGTGGACGGTGCGATAGTGAACGTTGCAGGGGTTACACGTCACAAGCTCTACGAGAATGATACCGGCACGACCGACAGTAATGGGCTGCCGCCACACTCTATCTCTGCCATCGTGGATGGCGGCGATCTGACTGAAATCGCCCAGGCCATCAGGGGCAATAAGGGGCAGGGGGTGTCAACGTATGGTGCGACAGCCGTCACGGTGCCGGATAAATACGGTAATCCCCATGTGATTCGCTTTTCCCGGTCAACGGATGTTCCTATTTACGGACATATAACGCTGAAAGCTTTCGCAGGTTACACATCACAAATAGGGAAGGCGATTCAGCAGGCCGTTGCGGATTACATCAACGCTCTGACGATCGGTGATTCGGTGCTGCTGAGCCGCATTTATTCACCTGCCAACCTCGGGGTGGTCAGCGGCGGTAGCGCGCGTTATTACGACATCCAGGAATTACTCATCGGTAAATCAGCAGGATCCGTAGCATCGGCAAACATAATCATAGCCTACGACGAATCAGCTTCATGTAAACCGGCAAACATCGTTATCACGGTGACGTCATGAGCAGGTACACGGATTTAATCACTAACTACCACGCCACTAAGCCGAAATACCTCGATCACATCGACCTGAGTACCCGTCCCCTGATTGATATCACGTCAGCCACAAGGGGTCTGGTGGGTGCGTTTGACATCGATACGGCTGTTGGCGTGCAGCTCGATATTCTCGGACTCTGGATTGGACGTAGCCGTATAGTCAGCCAGCCGATAAGTGGCGTTTATTTCAGCTGGGACACGGAGGGGCTCGGATATGACCAGGGCGTATGGCAGGGGCCATATGATCCTGACTCCGGCTATACGACGCTTAGCGATGATACCTATCGCACTATTCTGAAAGCAAAAATCGCTATTAACAACTGGGACGGGCGTAACGATTCGCTTCCGGACATTCTTGACACTGCCACGGTGGGTTCGGGCCTGAAGATGCAGATCGTTGACAACCAGGACATGACGATCTCGGTCTGGGTATTCCCGGAGACCGATATTTCGGATGTGTCACTCGAACTGATTGCCGCTATCAAGCAGGGTTATCTCACCGTTAAAGCAGCTGGCGTATGGGCTGGTGATGTTGAAATGCCTTCGGTTGAAACACCCTCCGAAGGCTCAAAATTCTTTGGTTTTGATATGGATAACGAATATATCGGCGGTTTTGATACCGGCGCATGGGGGGTATTATTCTGATGGCAACAAACAACTTTAAAGCGTTCGCGCTTGATCCTAACGCTAATGTAACTCCACAGGCTGGCTGGGAAGCGCTACCCGCGTTGCTGTCTGGTTTTGCTGCAGGCAAAGCGTCCAGCGCACAAGTAAATAAAGCGCTTCGCCAAGCGACTACTATCGCAGCGGTAGTGGGACAGTTTATTGCCAACTCCGGCGTTGATGCCCTGGACAATGCAGACGTCAATGGCCTGGTGACAAAATTCACGAATGCGCTTATCAAGAACCTGCGCTTAGAGGCGGGTGCGCCTGCCATTGGTATTCCATTCTTCTGGCCATCGTCAGCAATGCCTAATACCGTTATGACCGAATGGGCAGATATGGTGTTTCTGAAGTTTAACGGCGCTACATTTTCAGCTTCAACCTACCCAAAACTTGCCCTGGTATTTCCTGGGCTAACGCTAACTGAAGCACGTGGAGAATTTCTGCGTGTTTGGGATGATGGCCGCGGGATTGATAGCGGCCGGGCGTTGTTAAGTGCACAGGCGGACTCTTTAAAAGCACACACTCATAGATTTGAAAAGACCTGGGGGGCGACAGGATTTGACCCTACATCTGGGCAGTACGTTGTTGGTGCGGACGCTGGTGGCACGTTAACAAACTACATCATTGAGACAGGCTCTACAGGGGATGTCGAGACAAGGCCGCGTAACATCGCATTTAACTTTTTGGTGAGGGCTAAGTAATGAAACCTGTTTTTGATGAAAATGGATTAGCAACACAAAATGGCGAAATTCGCTGTTTTTATTATGATTCGGTGACATCAGAATATATGGGCTGGTCTGACGAATTCATTAACATCGGTGTAAGCATGCCCGGGCATTCAACAGATATTGATCCTGGTGATGAGGTTGCCGGAAAAGTTGCGGTTTTCAACGGTAGTAATTGGGAACAAAAACAAGATAATCGCGGTAAAAGAGTTTATTCAACCACTGACAAATCAGCTGTAATCGTAGATTACATCGGGCCGATTCACGATGGTTATACCCTCATCACACCTTCTAGTCCCTACGATAAGTGGGACGGCACCAAATGGGTAACCGATACTGTAGCTGAACATACTGCTGATGTTGCGGCTGCTGAAGCAGAGAAACAGGACAGAATCGATCAGGCAAATGAGTTTATGAACAGTAAGCAGTGGCCCGGCAAAGCAGCTATGGGCCGCCTGAATGATCCGGAAAAGGCGAAGTATAACGCATGGCTTGATTATCTCGATGCGCTCGAGGGAGTCGATACTTCGACGGCTCCTCAGATCAACTGGCCATCATCACCAGAAGTGTAAATCTCTTGCTCTGCCCTCAAATTAAAACTACTGTATATAAAAACAGTACATAAGGGGCGGGCAGATGATTGATTACACAGAGAACTTTGAGGTATGCGGTAGCTTACCTAATATCGAAATGTTAGACGTTCCAGAAGAGTGCGAGAGACATGCTTACGCCAGCGTCACATTGCTGATATGGTTTTGCGGTCGCCAGCAATATGCGTATAAAGCTGGGAATGCGCTGATTACTGAAGAAGGTGAGGCCATTGAAGGGGAATCACTGGAGTATGTTCAGTTGGTCGGTATCTTAACGCATTCTGGCGAACCGACTGACTTTGATGATTGCCCGGTGATGTGATGTTCGCGCTCTGTGACGTAAATTCTTTTTACGCATCCTGCGAAACGGTATTTAGACCAGACCTGAAAGGGCGGCCGGTGGTCGTGCTTTCTAACAATGATGGATGTGTTATTGCCCGTTCTGCGGAGGCGAAAGAGCTGGGCATTAAAATGGGCGAGCCTTTCTTTAAGCAGAAAGATTTGTTCCGTCGCTACGGCGTGGTCTGCTTCAGTTCCAATTATGAGCTGTATGCGGACATGAGCCAGCGTGTAATGACAACGCTCGAGGAAATGAGCCCTCGCGTAGAAATATACTCAATCGATGAGGCCTTTTGCGATCTCACTGGCGTACGGAATTGCCGGAACCTGGAAGATTTTGGAAGGGAAATTCGCGCTACGGTTTTGCAGAACACACATCTTACCGTGGGCGTCGGCATTGCCCAGACCAAAACCCTGGCGAAGCTTGCTAATCACGCTGCGAAAAAATGGCAGCGGCAGACCGGCGGCGTAGTGGATTTGTCGAACGTCGATCGCCAGCGTCGGCTAATGTCTCTCGTTCCCGTGGAGGATGTCTGGGGCGTCGGCAGGCGCATCAGCAAAAAGCTCAACGCAATGGGCATTAAAACCGCGCTGGACCTGTCAGAGCAGGGCACATGGATTATCCGAAAACACTTCAATGTGGTGCTGGAGCGTACCGTGCGGGAACTGCGCGGCGAGCCATGCCTTGAACTGGAGGAGTTTGCGCCGGCGAAACAGGAAATTGTCTGCTCCCGCTCTTTTGGCGAGCGGGTTACCGATTATGAGCAGATGCGCCAGGCTATCTGCAGCTACGCTGCACGCGCGGCGGAGAAACTGCGCGGTGAGCATCAGTACTGCCGCTTTATCTCAGCCTTCGTGAAGACCAGCCCCTTTGCCCTTAATGAACCCTACTATGGCAACAGTGCATCAATTAAGCTTCTTATTCCCACGCAGGACAGCCGGGACATAATCAATGCGGCGGTAAAGTGCCTGGACAAAATCTGGCGAGACGGCCATCGGTATCAGAAAGCCGGCGTCATGCTTGGCGACTTCTTCAGTCAGGGTGTCGCTCAGCTTAATCTCTTTGATGAGAACGCGCCGCGGGCAGGCAGCGAGAAGCTCATGGAGTTGCTGGATAATCTTAATGCCAAAGACGGTAGGGGAACGATTTACTTTGCTGGCCAGGGCGTTCAGCAGCAGTGGCAAATGAAAAGGGAAATGCTGTCGCCTCGATATACGACAAGATTTTCTGATTTGTTGATTGTCCGTTGAAAGGCGGTGCGCACCATAAATCATACAAACAGATCGGTGGCGATTGTGCCGGCGGTCGGGGTGGCTGTAAACAAGCCGAGGTGATTTCTGGAAGGAGCTGCGCATAGTTTTGCAAATGCGCGATAATTAAATCAACGATTATGACGCCACGAAATTTACTCGTCGCGCACTCGAATAGATTGGCAAAAGTTTGATCTTGAAAGAACGCAATGGTAAGTATTGCATCGTTGTTTTTGAAGGGTTTTATGGATTATGACGATGAATTTAAAGGGTTTTTATTGATTGGGGCGTAAACAGGAATCGTGTTCGGTCTCTTTTTATCTGTTAAAAGCCAGAAGCATTCCCTTCGCTGACTTTATAGTCAACCATAACACACACTCTACTGTCTGAGTCCAGCGTTTTTTAACATTCTTGTTAAGATTATGTGATCTTTAGCGCGGGAGGAAAATATTGATGAAACAGCCTGCGCCCGTTTATCAGAGAATTGCGGGTCATCAATGGCGACATATCTGGCTTTCTGGCGATATACACGGTTGTCTTGAGCAGTTGCGCCGCAAATTATGGCATTGTCGTTTTGATCCGTGGCGAGATTTACTTATCTCAGTGGGAGACGTTATCGATCGTGGGCCGCAAAGTTTACGTTGTCTGCAGTTACTGGAACAACATTGGGTTCGTGCGGTAAGAGGCAATCATGAACAGATGGCGATGGATGCGCTGGCATCTCAGCAGATGTCTTTGTGGTTGATGAATGGCGGCGACTGGTTTATTGCGCTGGCAGATAATCAACAGAAACAAGCGAAAACGGCGCTGGAAAAATGTCAGCATTTGCCCTTTATTCTTGAAGTACACAGTCGTACCGGCAAACATGTTATTGCTCATGCCGATTATCCAGATGATGTTTATGAATGGCAAAAGGACGTTGATTTGCATCAGGTCTTGTGGAGCCGCTCGCGATTAGGTGAACGCCAAAAAGGGCAGGGAATTACAGGTGCTGATTATTTCTGGTTTGGTCATACACCGTTGCGACATCGCGTGGATATTGGCAACCTGCATTATATTGATACCGGTGCTGTCTTTGGGGGCGAACTGACTCTTGTGCAATTGCAATAATTAAAAATCACCGTACTCCTGTGCAGGTCGCCAGAAACCATCTATAAAATCCTCAATCGGAAAACAACCGCCATGGCGGATCCGTTGATCGCTCATAGAATAAAGACACTGCTGTTCCGTGTTGTAGACATCCACAACAATATCTTCACAACCGCCATCCAGGTAGCAAACAAAAAGTACCAGCGCGAACATTTCATCCCCGAAGTGTGGTGCCGTACCGTTAAGTTTAGGAGAGATTTTACAACGGGGGAATAACCAGGACAAATAACCCGCCAT